CCCCTGCAGTAGCCGCCCTGTTGGCCGGAGACGGTGAGCGTCGAGTTGTCGTAGCCCCTGCAGTCGCCGCCCTGTTGGCCGGAGACGGTGAGCGTCGAGTTGTCGTAGCCCCTGCAGTAGCCGCCCTGTTGGCCGGAGACGGTGAGCGTCGAGTTGTCGTAGCCCCTGCAGTCGCCGCCCTGTTGGCCGGAGACGGTGAGCGTCGAGTTGCCGAGGCCCCAGCAGTAGCCGCCCTGTTGGCCGGAGACGGTGAGCGCTCCATCGACAACGAAGTTATTTCCTCTCAAATCGTCGTGAGTCGAATCAGGAAGCAACTCGGTCCATCCGGCATTTCTAAGAACAGAAGCGGTCAGGCGTGATCGGTCGCCGGCTTCCCATTCCGCCATGGTCGGATAGAGCGTGCGAACATGGCGCTCCATTGCTTCTTCGTGGCTAGACTTGGTTTCAAAAACTTCCAAGTCTTTCGTCAGGCCAAGATTCCAGTCCGCATTAGGCCATCCTTCTGGCGGTTGCCATTCGTAGGCATTAACGGAATCGTTATTCGCGTGCATTCCGTGCAACTCGCGGATTTCGGTATGGCTGTCGGTAACGCCGAACCCATCGCATACCTTTCCGGCGCGGGTTAGCAGGAACGAATGGCGTTGGCACATGAATTATTTGCTCCCCTGAATTCGCGCCGGGGAACCGCCCGGCCGGGGATGTAGGCGCATCATCCTTCGCCTTGAAGCTGGGCACCGTTACTAGCGCCACGGTGCGGGGCATTCGTTGGAGCGGACGGAGAGAATCGAACTCTCGACATCGAACTTGGAAGGATCGCGCTCTACCATCTGAGCTACGTCCGCTCTTGAATCGGCACTACAAACATTCCTCCGAACTGCTTGTGCTGCTGACTACGCCTACTCGGTGATCCACATTCCAAGGGCCTTGTAGCGGGGCTAGTACCGGCTTGATGCTGTGGGAGTGCCTTTCGGTTTGCTGCTGCCGCGATGTGCTGCGGTCTGGTTACACATTAAACAGGATGTGTAGCCTAATGTCAAACACTTTGTGTAATCGAGGACGAAAAAAATCCCGCACATGGCGGGATCGGTGTTTATTAGTCGGTTTATTACTTATTGCATAGTTGGTATTACTTTGGTATTGCCTAGTACATCGCAGGACTCCCTAATATCGACATGGATATTTCGGCGGAAGTCCCGTAATGACGCGCCACCCGGGTGGGACTACCGGGGGCGCGATGCTTTTCGCGGTGGCGGCTGTTCTTGTGAAGAGCCGCCCGATGAATGGTTGTTATTGGACGGCAGGGTAGGGGCCGAATTACCGAGTCGCGCTAATCGTGCTTGGCCGGCAGCGATTTCAAGGCGTGCCAGCCATTCTTCTCGGTCTCTTGGTTCGAGTTGTTGCAATTGCTCCCAGACCACCAGGTATTGAGCGGGTAGGTCAAGTGTTACAGCTGTAGGGGCAATCCCTACGGTGTGGCTAGATTTTCGTGTGGCGGGGTTGTGATCTGGTCTTTTGGCCTCTTGAGTAGCGGCAGGAGGCTTCGATCCGATCAGCATGTCGCCTTCGCCAGAGATAAGCCAGTCCGCGTTGCATCCAATAGCCGCTTGGGCAGTAATTGCCCCGCGCTTGGATATCCCCCGGGTTTCCCAATTGTTCAGCGTCTGCGGCGTTTCGTTCAGCAGCATCGCCACATTGGTTTGCCCTGTCGTTTTCTTAATGGTTTCGGCGGCTTCGTATAGCCGGATCATCGACTCATGCATAGCTAACACATTGCCATAGCTAAACGCGGCGTTGTTAAACGAGCCGATTAAACGCGCTGTTGACATATTAAACGGCGCGTGTAGAATGCGTAGCTATGGACGACAAACAGCGCATCGAAAGTCTCGGCGGACCCGCAAAGCTGGCAAAGCTTCTTGGCTTCAAGAAGATCGGCGGCGTGCAGCGGGTTCAGAACTGGATAACGCGAGGGATTCCGGCCCGGGTGAAGTTGGACCATCCCGATCTGTTCCTTGATCGGCCGAAGCGTCGGTCTGCTCGGAGTTCCAAATAAGTGACCTCCGCACTCTACCCTGTCAGCCCCGCCGATGTATCGGTCAAGTGCATCCGCACGCTCTGGTCCTTCCGCAACTACGCACATGCCCGCGACGTTATCCGCAAGCACGTTTTTTTGATTCGCCGCTATCGGTTGGGCATGGATTCTCACAGCCTAACTATGCCGCGTGACGGGGTGATTACGCTATCCCGTCCATCCGGTAATTCGTCTAGTCCCAACTAAGTACAGATCGACATAAGGGGAGAACATGAGTATTCCAGCGCCGTCATCCATGACTCTAGGCCCGTCGTCTATTCCGATGACCTTGGCCGCGCAGCTTACCGCCTTCCACGCCCCGCGCCGTCCTATAGGGGAAGTGATTGACGAAGACTCCGACTGTGGCCGCATCCGTTCGGTGATGGACTACGAGACTCCCATGATGCCGTCAAAGATTTACGACCGGCTGATTACCTCTGGGCGTCTTGGCGACCTGACCAAGAAGCGCGTTACGGAACTGCTGTGGAACATGGCGAGCCGCAAGGTCGTTTCCCGCTTGCTGAATGCCAAGGGGAATTCCGTGTGGAGGCTTGAGGCATGAGCATGTCCACGAACGGCAACCACTTAGCGCAGTACCGCGAAGCCACGGACAGGCGCTTGGTGCTGAACCACAACCTAAAGCTATGCCCCGGATGTGGAGTGCGCCGAAGCCTCGGCCAGTTCGCTCCGGGTAAGTCGAAGTGCAACCAATGCAGGGGAGTGAAGTGATGAACTGCAAACCGGGAGAAGTCGCAGTTATCGTTCGTTGCGATAACAAGAAAAACTTGGGGAAGGTAGTGCGTTGCGTCGAGTTCCGATCGTCGGTGAAGTTTGTGGATGGAATGGTGGCTGACTCTTGGCGCGTGGATGTCAAGCTGTTGTCCGTATACCCCGGTCGTATAGCTACCACGGTTCCTGACGCATGGCTTCGCCCGATCCGCGACCAGAAAGGCACCGACGAGATGCTCCGCATCGCCGGTAAGCCGAAGAAGCATTCCGCTCCTACTCGCCAAGGAGCCGAGTGATGCTGACCGCTACCCAAGTCGCCCGCAATCGCGCAAACGCTGGCATGGCTCTAGCAGCCGATCACGCCGAGGCGGTATCTCCGGGGTGGGCCGATGAGGCGTATGCCGCCCTGCGTTCCTTCGCCATGCAGCACCAGCGATTCACCAGCTACGACTTCCGCCGAGCTTGCCTGATCGATCCGCCGACGACCGCCAAGGCATTCGGTGCGGTATTCCAGCGTGCAGCGCGGGCGGGTCTGATCGTGAAGATTGGCTATGACAGCCACCCGGAGCGCCACCTTTCTCCGACAGTTTTGTGGGGATCGAATATTTACGGGATGGCGCTATGAGCTATTGCAGATTCAGCAGCGATAACTTCATGTGTGATGCCTACGTTTACGAGGACGTAATGGGCGGATGGACGACGCACATCGCCGGAAATAAACCGATTATTCCTCCAATCCCACAACTTCAAATTTCTTGGATGCCAAGGTTGCATGGCGAGTGGGATATAGAAACAAGGACTATGAGATATGCGAACAGATGGAGAGCCGCTTTCGCCTATGTAATTTGTTCAATATGGGCTTTGTCTCATCGATTGCACTATTGGTCTCTCGATTTGATACCGCGCCGAGAAATCGGGCTTCCGCATGACGGAGAAAGGTTTAACGACCCAACACCAGAGGCGTGTTCGGAAAGACTCAAATCATTGCGTCTGATGGGCTACAGAATTCCTCAATACGCAATCGATGCTCTTCTCTCGGAGAAAGAGTAATAGCAATGAACCGCAACTGGTCCGAAGACCTAACAACCCGAGAGCAGCTAAACCTGTTCAACGCCGCTTGCGGTGATTTGGCCGCTCAGATCGAGTGGCACGGGTTTCGGCTGTCCAAAGCAGATTGGCGGCACATGATCGCCGGGACCATCCTCGGATGGCGTCTGATGCCAGGAATAGATCGCGGAGAAGGGCAGGCGGGGCTAATCATGCTCGGAGGTAGCAGCTTGGACCTGAACCGCCAGCAATGCACCGACGCGATAACCCAAGCCTTCGCCATTGGCGACGACCCGAGTTCGCAGGGGCTGAACTGCTCCCCGGTCCGCTGGTGCAAGTCCGTCTGTGGTGCGAGGTGGATCGTGGAAGACGAGAGGATTGCAGCATGAGCGGCGCTACCTCTCGCCGCAAGGGCGCTCGCGGACAATGCGAGGCAGCAAACCTTTTGCGCGACCGTGATTGGGTAGTGGATCAGATCACGGCAGGAATTTCCGCTGGCGACCTTATCGGAACCGATGCAAACGGGAAAACATGGTGCGTTGAGGTCAAGAACTGCGCCGGGATTTTGCCTGGCCATGTGAAGCAAGCCATGGAGCAGGGCAAGAAGCGCCGCCTTCCATGGATGCTGATGTCCAAGATTGCAGGAACGTCATCATGGCTTGTTCAGCGCATGGGCGAAAAGCCGGTGGTCTGGTCATGAGCGCTGCTGGACGCAGACACATGGGCAAGGTCGCAGAACTCGGCTGCATGCTATGTCGTCTTCTTTGCTACGGAGAAACACCGGCCCAGGTGCATCACATTCGCACAGGAACTGGAGCAGGCAGGCGGGCGGATGACACCGAAACGATACCGCTTTGCCCGGAACACCACACAGGACAAACCGGGCTTCATGGCATGGGCCGTAAGGCGTTCGAGCGCAAGTACGAGGTAACAGAACTCGAACTGCTGGAAATGACCCGCCGCGCTCTCAAGGAACAGGAAAGGAAGGTCGCCTGATGGCTCGCTACGTCATCAAGAAGTGGGCCGAGTTTCAGCATTACAAAGACCGTTGCCCGCCTTGGATAAAGCTTCAGCGCTCATTGCTTGATGATCGTGATTTCCAATGCTTGCCGATTGCTAGCAAGGCGCTAGCGCCGATGTTATGGCTGCTTGCAAGCGAAACAAAGGACGGTTCTATTGACGGCGACCCTGCGTCAATCGCTTGGCGGCTTCGCTGGTCTGTCGATGAGGTCATATCTGGCCTAACTCATTTAATCGATGGAGGTTTTCTGGTTTTTGATAGCGATGTGCTAGCGGCGTGCAAGCAACCCGCTACCCCAGAGGGAGAGAGAGAGGGAGAGACAGAGGCAGAGGGAGAGACAGAATTACCTCCTACGGAGGTAGGCAAAACCGCCAAGCGGTTATGCCCTGTCTGCCCCATTTCGGAAATTATCGACCTGTACCACGAATCCCTTCCTACGCTTCCACGGATGCAGGTACGGAACAAGACCCGAGACGGGTACATCAGTTCTCGCTGGAGGCAGCTTTACGAATCAGGAGACTTTAAGACCAGGGATGAGGGGATGGAAACATTCCGCGCATTCTTCGCCAATTACGTCCGTCCGTCATCGTTCCTGACTGGACAGTGCGACGGTAGGAACGGGGGGAAGCCGTTTATTGCTGACCTCGAATGGCTGATGCGTCCGACGAACTTTGCGAAGGTTATCGAAGGTAAATACGCCAATGGCTCTCGTTAAAAAATCTGCTGCGGCTGGAGACGACTCCGCGATTATTGGAGAGCAGGAACGGGCTTCGCTTCGTGCGGAACTGTTGAAGATCAGCAACGACAACTACCGAATCGGAGAAATGCAGTGGGAAGCCAAAAAGCGCGTAACGGCAGAGGTAAAGCAAACCGGGATGAAGCGGTGGGCTTATGAAATCGTTGCTCTGGCAGAGGCCGGACTGTACGACAAGGAGAGTCACGGATACCGATTGGCGAAGCGGCAGATCGATGAAGATTCTGGCGTCATGAATGAAGAAATGCAGATGGCAGCATGACACACAAGACGGAAAATCTGCATAACGCTGACGTAACCGGCGCTGCGCCTACGGGAGATAGCAAGAGTGATGAACGCTGAATTATTCGCTGACGCCAGAACGGAGCCTGATGGCGCAGCGTCCGTGTCAACTGACGGGTTAGAGCGCTGTGAGTGCGGTCGCGGTGACATGGTGACGCTTGCAAACGGCGAGCGCCACTGTAGCGACACGCTGCGGAAGTTTGAATTGCAGAACGGGAGGCCGTATGGCGTTCGCTGACTGGAAGAAGCGAAGCAAAAGATTTTGCGACATAGTTCAGCGCGCCTTATACGGCAGAGTTGGCGCAAAAGACCTGCACGAAGTTTTACAAGCCGCATACAAGGCCGGAGAACGCCAGGGTCGAAAAGACGCGGAAGCGCTGGCGATGAATGCCGTAGAGCTACGCGATGCCTTGCGCTCTAACGCAGAGTTGAAGGGCGGCCGGTAGGCCGTCCATTCGGACGACGTGTTATGCGGATGATTGAAGAGGGCGAAATGGACATTACGGATGAACTTGAGGCGAGAGCAAGCACTGTTTATGGCGGAGCGTTCGCGGCCATGATGACGGCTAGAAAAGAGATTCTTCGGTTGAGAAACCAAGTAGCGACCGGGAAAGCCATTGTGGCTGCTGGCGTGGAACTGATGACAAAAGAGCAAGTAAGTGAATGGAACGGGGTTCGCTCATTCTTGGAACAGGACACAAGCGACTACTCGACACAGCCGCATAACGTCTAAATTCAGCGGCGCTCGCAGAGCGTCCGCTGCAATGCGGGGTTAGCCCGCAGAAAGGTTGAAAATGGAAAACGACACTCGCTACCCCTACACCTACGCGGCTGATTTCGTGCGCGGACTGGCCGGCTACGGTGAAGGCGGGACGAAACTTTCTCGGTCCGACGCGAGCCAGGTTCGGCAGGGGATCGCCGCTGCGCTCGGCATGGACGACTCCGAACTGGCGCGGAAGCTGGCAGACCACTACAAAGCCAACGAGGACACGCTGGTGAGTAAGTCTGTTGAGGCATTTACGCGCCATATGTTCGGATGATGCGGGCTAACTTTCAAGGTCAGGGACGCGAGCCGCGCAGCGGCGAAGCGTCCCCTGCACCACAGAGTTGGCAGGCAGGAGGAAGCAATGGGAATGTTTGACGAAATACGGTTCAGCCAGCCGATGCCGGACGGCTACACGACAAGCGAATGGTTCCAGACGAAAGACATGGGCTGTGACTTGTCACAGTATGAGGTCGGCACGGATGGGCGCTTGATGAGGACGCGATCTGGTTGCTGGGGCGAAGAGGAATTGACCGCACCGGAGGACGAAGACTTTCACGGGTGGCTCAACTTCTACACGCATGACAAGGCTACCGGGTGGCACGAATACAGGGCCAAGTTCACAGACGGGCGGCTGGTAGAGATCGTGCCTGCCAACGGTGTAGGTAACCCGGCTGGCGCGCTTGCGCGACAGTCCGGTGAGCCGAAGGCGAACGAAGGTTGACCGGAATGTTATGCCCTGCGGGGCGGGAAGGAGGTGAGTAGCAATGCGGAAGAAATGGATTGGCGGCGGTAGCAGCAACATCGGTGCCGGCAGCGGCGACGTTGATCTGTCCTGGGCGATCCCGGATGGTGACGGCGTGACCGACGAAGGATGGGCAGATTGCAAACCCGGAATCTAACCAACCGCCCAGCTGTCTCTGCGGCAGCGGGGCATAACGCAGAGTTGAGCGGCCCGAGGCCGCTTGCGGCCGAAGGGTCGCGCTCGAACGACGGGTTAGAGGGGAGCGGTAAATGAAGGCATGGATTATTGAGGGACCGACTGGCGCTTTGCTCCCTTCTGCCTGCGGTCGGACGCGAGCGGAGGCTATAAACAACTGCCTTGGTTGGTGCGACTGGATGCTGTTCCCGAAATGGGAGGTGCTTCGCAAGGATGGCTTCAGGGCTGTGAAAGTGGAGATCAAGAAACTGCCCTCTAACGCCTGAATTCAGCGGCGCCGAAGGCGTCCGCTGGAATGAATAGTTGGCCGGCTGTCGGCCACGGAGAAAGGAGAAATGGAATGACCGGAGCAGAACTGATTGCAGCGGAACGGAAGCGCCAGATCGAGCAGGAAGGCTGGACGCCGGAACATGACGACGAGCACGACGACTGCTCGCTTGCCCTCGCCGCCGTGTGCTACGCAACCCCGGTGCTGCTGTACCAGCATGATCGTTTTGCCCTCGGGTTTGGATTTAGCGACCCGTGGCCGGAATCGTGGAGCGACGGATGGGACAAGCGCTACAGCTACGGCGAGCGCAAGGAGAACCCCGGCAACATGCCGCCCGACCCAGCGACCTACACCGAGGAAGAGCGGCTGGACTTGCTGGTGAAGGCTGGCGCACTGCTCGCCGCCGAGATTGACAGGCGACTGCGCGCTCGTGAGAAGACGGCCAACGCCTGAATTCACCGGCCGCGCAGCGGTCCGGTGGAATGAATAGTTCGACGGCACGGATTAAGACCACAGGAGATAGCGACATGACAACGGAACAACTACCAGCAATCAGCGACCGGCAGAAATGGTGCTGCGAGAACGGCTGCGGCGAGTGCCGCCCGGTGCAAACGGATTTTGAGTACAGCCGTACCGAGGATGACAAGGGAAACGTGCTCGAAAGCCTCACGGAAAAGATTTGGGTCAGCCACTGCTGCAAGGCCGACCTCATGCTGTGGGACGAAGACAAGCAGGATTTCATCGTCTGGGGGCCGATAGCGCAAGTGACGCCGAACTACAAGTCGGACACCTAAATGACGGAATGTTTTCCGACAAACAGCACTGGAAGCTAGTCGCACCAAGCCTGTGGATGAATAAAACGGAGTGAAAAGCATCATGGTTGAGTCTGGTTCAGTTCGCTATGTTTCACGGAATTGTTCCACGGAGGACCGCGCATGATCTCCCTGACGATCCTTGGCGAGCCGGCGTCGAAGGCGAACAGCCGCAAGTTGGTGACGCTTCGCAATCGTCCGGCGTTCATCAAGTCGGAGAAGGCGCGGGACTTCGAGGTGATGGCGCAGTTGCAGATCCCGGCGTCGGCGCGCGTGATGCTGGAGGGCGAACTGAAGGCGACGATCCGCATCTTCTACGCCAGCGAGCGGCCAGACCTGGACGAATCCGTGGTGCTCGACGTGCTCCAGGCGAAGTTCCAGGGCAAGGGAAAGCAGCGCGCCTGCGTGCGGCGTGGCGTCTATCTGAACGACCGAAAGGTTCGGGAGCGCCATGTCTATCACGGCATCGACCGGAAGAACCCGAGGGTTGAGATCGAGATCGAGCCGCGCTTCGCGGCGCAGGCGATGGCCGCATTGTTTGACAGCGACGCAGGCCACAGCGCGGCAGAGGTCGTGATGATCGCACAAGAGGCATACGACATGGCAGACGCCATGCTCAGGGAGCGGGAAAGGATGGGGGAATGAACATGGAAACCATTGTTTTGGTTGTTGCGCGCCTTCTGGCGGCGATCATCTTCGCGGCCGGAGCGGTTTGGCTTGCCAGCGAATCAAAGGAAGGATGGGGATGGTGCGTGTTTGCATCCATCTTTCTCGGCGCTATTACGATTGAACGGAAATGAAAACCGCCAGCCAAATAGCCAAAGAAGTATTCGCCAAGATCGAGCAGGCGAACACCCTAACCCGCTTCCAACTGACCTACAACCGCTATAGGGGCTACAAGGTCAGCCGAAGCGATACGGACGTAGCCAGAAATGCCCGAGAGAACGCGCCAGAAAGCGTGGTAGGCACCTACGACTGGAACGCCACTAGCCAGATGATCGAGGCCGATTTGATCTATGCTGGATGTCCAGCATAACCTGGCCTGGTAACGAGAAATGAAACTAACTAGGTGGGAAGTAGGGAGAAAGTCAGTAGTGGGTCCGCATGGCGGGATAGTTCTTCTTGATGGTGAGATGGATAGGGATCTTCACGACAGGGTTAAGCGACATCGTGCAGAGAAGGTAAAAATATTCGATTCCATCACGCTTATTGAATGCGGATCGGAAACTATGGATTCCCTAGAGGCCGCATACATCAACAAGCTAAAACCAGAATACAACGTAGATATCCCGAGAGATCATGGGGGAATCATTGCAGGGATAGAGGAAACGTCGTTTTGCAGAGACCTTGTAAAATATTGCAGAGAGCGACGGAAATCTATGGGAGAGTAGGCATTCCGTCTAATGCACGGTGCAAACCATGCAGGGCATTTATGTTGCTGATTTCGCCTTGTAAATCATACCATTATCAGTCTTTTCGGACGCCACGGAAACACCACAAAACACACAAATCCTGCCTATAAGAAACAAAGCATTACGCCTTGTTTTGACTTCCCTTCGGCCCCTTCCGCATACACTCATCGCAGCGGATAGGCTTGTCGTCTTTCCTCCGCAGTGACGTACAGTATTCCGTACAGACCGATACGCCCCATAGGCTGCTTACCTTGTAGCAGGGCCAGCAGAATTCGTGGAGAAGCGGGGTCAAGGGGCTGGAGCGCGATGTACAAGGCGAACCGTGATAAACACGATTACGGCAATCATGGTTCCCCAAAATGCCAGATCGCCGTAGGTAAGCTGGATGAATACGGCGTCTTTGTTGTTTCCAAGCCATAGAGCGATTGGTGTAACGGCGGCAACGAAGGCGGCAATCTGTGCCGCAGAAGAAACCGCCCCTCCAATTTGTTCGCCAGCCTTACCCGTAAAGATTCCGACCAGAAGTTGCAGAAGTTGAGGCATTTGTGAATCTCCTTTTAGATGACTTCCAAAGTAACCATCTCGCCGTGTTCCTCGGCGCTTTCGATCATGTCTATAATTCGTTGTACGGTGGCGGCACAATTTGCGATGCCATCAGCCATGCGAACCCGACCCACCAGAATGCAGCCGAGAGAGTCAGCAGCGGTATTGCCGCCATGAATGCGAACTCCAGAGAACCTGGGGACGTTGAGGATTTCTGGCAACGTTCGATTGAAATGCGCCGAATGCGAAAGGACGACTTTGTATAGTCCGCGAGGTATAGCAGTTTCCCCATATACCTTCTCCCCTCCGTCTTCAATGTGCCTGTCGGCGTCCTCGCAGGTTTCGCAGATATAGACATCATCTGCGTACAGCTTACCTAGCGATCTGGCCGGCGTTTCGTCGTCGCGCACTACTTTTAACTTCATCCCCGCACCCCTTGCGTTACTGTCTGCATCTGCCTGAAATCAGGCGCTGGCCTTTGCAGCATGCGGATGAGCATTTGCAGAATCTCAGGATTGGCGTAATTCACCGGCTGCGGTGTTGGTCCGAGCAGGCCGCCATGTGGAGTTGGCGGGTCTTCCAAGAGCGCCCGCGCAAGGGCGTTCCGGTTGAATTCGTCGGCCATTTACTTGTGCCAGCCGTTGGACCAGAAGATGAAATAGGTAATCCCGGCCAACGCAGCAGCAGCAATCGCACCAGCAGAGAACTTACCCAAGGCCATGAATTTTTCGTCTAGCCATTCATGCAGGGCTTCTTTCACCATGCCCTTGAATTGGCCGCTATCTTGGAATCGCTCAGGAGCATACTTTTGGATGTCTTCGAGGGTCATGGTTCTTATTTCTGTTGGTTGATGAAATCTTGAATTGGCTGTTCGTGCCGGTTCGCTTCCTTGCAATGTCCGGCTTGTATCTTGTCTGTCAGCCAGATCACGAAGTCAGACCACCAGGCGCAACGATCCCGCCACGAATGCGAAGAAACGGACTCACGCCCGGAACCATTCAGCCAGAACGCGTTGTTGAACTGATCTACCGAACGCGTTGCCTCCTTCATGCGACCCGGATTTATCAGGATGGCGAACGGAAGCAGGCAATATCCGATTACCGTAGGAATCAGAAACAGCGCAAAGAGGATCAGGCCGCCAATCCTCATTTCTGATCCTGCAACGCTTTGAGCTGCATGTAATACGTCTTGGTTTCTACATATGCGTGGCTGTAATATGGGCTAGCCTCGTTGGACAGGTCGGCATCCGTGATGGTCGGCGGAGTCTGGCCTTGCGGAGTTGCCGCGTTGACCGCTTGCTGCACCCCTTGGATGTAGCGCGTCATCATGTCGAACATCATCATGTGCAGAAAACCGGAGGCTAATGCCTGCTGGCTAACCGATAATATTTCTTGCCTTACGTCAGGAGCCGGAGGCGGAGGCGCGGGCTTGATGTTCGCCTCAACAGTTGAAATCAGATCGGCATACTGCGGCGCGTCTGCCCCAAGGTCCGCACGCAGCATGTCCATCTGGCAGTCATCATATGAGTGGCAGCGGACAGGCGTCTCCTTGATTTGCTGTGGCTTATAGCCCTCCTCGCCTTCCGTTCCGACTGCGGGGATGACTTCGTAGTCAATCCACGTCACTTCTACGCTGTTGGTGTCTTCGTAGTGAATAACCGATTTGATCTTTATCACGATGTAGCTCCCTTTTGTAGCGTGAACCCAATAACCACCGCCTCAGAGAGCGACCCGGCAGAAACATTCTTCAACACCACGGTCGCAACACCATCCGCCACAGACCACCACAAGTTGTACGCGGCAATATCTGCAACGGTCACCGATGCAATGTTCATGTTCAACGTATCGGTTGCGGCCAGAAGCGAGTTGTTTAACGAAAATTTGACCGTTGCCCCGGAAGCCAAGGCCGCCGAGTTCATCGTGATTCGTCCAGTCGGCCTATTCAGAGTTACGGCCGTCGACTTGCTGGTCGATTGAGTCGCCGTGGCACCCGCGCCCGTCCCGTAACCAATCGCCCCGGATGCAGAAACTACGTAAACTGCGGGAGAGTTCGCCATTGCAGCCACAACCTGCGCCGTGGTTGCAACCTTTGTGCTGTTGTCAGTTCCGGCTTGCGTCGTCGCCGTAGCTGCGCCGATAGCGGGAGATGCCAAACTCGTGATGTCGGAGTTGGCACCAGATGCAGCAAGGCCAGCAATAGAAGTCCGCATAAGCTGGAACCGCGTTCCGTCATACGTAACCTCTATAACTGCGCCATTAGGAATGTCCCCGGCCGCTAGAGCCGTAGAGCCATTCTTTGTGATCGCCTTCGCGCCAAGGCTCGATACGTTGAGCGTGGCCGCTCCAGTATTCGCACCAGCAGAGACAAAGCGGAATGTCTGCCCTGCGGCATAGGCGGAAGGTGTAGGCGTAGCCGTTGCGGTAATCGTGTCCGCTCCAGAAACGGACGATAGCGTTTGTGGGGTGCTGTTTTGTACCTGATCGTATCTGGCGTAATCGGTCAGCGCAGAAGCAACCGCAACGCCAGTATGCTTGAACCCTGACATGGGAAGATTGGCAAGTATGGGAGTCTGCCCATCGTTGGCAATCGATGCCGTCATGGCCGTAGCCAGATCGGATAGGGTCGTATTCGCCCATGTGCTGCTGATCGTTGTTCCCGTGACGACAGGATTCCCTGATGCCAACGAGTAAACGCCCGCTCCGTTTCTGCTCATTTCTTTCTCCAGCGCCTCACGGCGTTAGGTTTTGTGCTATGGTGCTTCGATGTCTTGGGCTATTTCCGTCCTTCTGCGCCCGTTTGCCGAACTCCTAGTAATCGGGTGTATCTGCCTTCCTGTCAGGTACTACATTCATCACAAGATGCCGGAAGGACGAATTAAGTCCATCCTCCTGCGCCCCATCGGCGGCAAGCATCGTGATCGCTATATGCGTCATTGATTCTCCAGTGACGGGATTGCGGTAAAGGCTGCGGCCTGCGGTATCTTCTTCAACGCCTCTGCCAATGCGCTGGGCGTGACATTCGCGGCCTGCATTGCCTTTGCTGCTGCCTGCGGATCGCGGAGCGTGTCGGCAAGCAAACGGCGCAAACTGTCGTCGTTCTTGCTGTAGAGAATGTCGCCGGCCGTCCGCATCCACCCGCCCATCGGGCGCGTCAGCGGAAAATCTGTGATCCACGACGGCAAGCCGGTTTCGCCAATCACATGCGACATGGCGAGTTTTTGCACCGTATCAGACCCCACCCCACGGCCCGCATTGTTCGCAGCCGCCATTGATGCCGCATCTTGCACCACGCCATGAACCGACGCGAGTTGTTCCGGGGTTAGCACCGTTGATAGCTTCGCGCCCTGCATCCCCGTTACATTCTTAGCGAGTTGGTCGCCGTTTTGTACTGCCTTGGCGAGCGCGCCAGAGGTCAAAGAAAACGGATATGTCGATGCCTGAGATAGCGCCGGCTCGAATCGGTTGTAGAGTTCTCGCCCAATGTCCATTTGATTGATCGGACGAGAAAGGTCTGCATACGAACTGCGGGCATCGGCATAGACCGGGCTTAACTTCTCCATGACTCTAAGCAGTTGATCTTTCGTCCCGTTAAGCGCGGCAACGTCGCCTCCACGTCCCTCTCTGGTAGCCTGAGAAATCGCGTCGTCAATGGACTGCTTTACGTCATGCAACGCCCTCATGCTTCCTGCGGGGCTAGGCTTTTCTCCGCGCTCGATTGCCCATCGTTGAGCGTCTTTGCTGGCCGCATTAACGGACGGACGTCGCAAAAGTTGGGTAATCTGACCCTTTAGCCACGGCGTCATCGGCATTTGGTTTGCCGGGTCCATGGCTGCGTCGTAATAGGCTTTTGCCACATCTCCGCGAAGACTCACCGCGTCCGCTCTGGCTTCTGGAGTTTTGGCGATGTCTAGTAATGCGTTTGCCAATGCTGCCCGCTGGCTCTTATCAACAGCATCGAATCCACCCGGATCAATCGCCCTCGCTGCACGCTCAAGGCTTGCCACGCCAGAATCGCCAGCAGCTTGCCCAGCAGTCGGCATAAATCCGGGTGTTTTACCTTGTGCAGTCGCCATCCTCTGAGATGCCGCTACGGGATCGGCAGCAGCTCGATTCAGCGCCCCACCAACAATCCGAGACTTTCCCGCTTCCGTGAAAGGATCAACTAGCGCCGCCTTTGCAACTTGTCCGGCTTTGATAGCAGCCGGAACAACCCCACCAGCCACAGCGCCCATGAGCGCATTACCGCCTACAGACTCATCGGATGCGGTTGGCTGCATAGCGCCAGTCAATGCTCCAACAGCCGCGCCCCCGGCTATAGTGTTCGCGCCCGGAACAAGAGCAAGCGGAGAATAAACGGCAAGATTTCCGGCGATGTTTCCAGCCGTCCCAGCTCCGGTATTCATCAGCGGAGCGTCAAGTTTCTTCGCCGCGTCTATGTCTTCCTGAGACACAAGCCCAAGGCGCTGCCCAACTCCCCGCCCTACGTCATAGAAAGCCTTACCAGCCCCAGCAGCAACTTTCTGGAATGTCGACATTCCCTCTGTTGGATCGTATGTAGAGGGGGCCCTTACACCACCACCTTTTAACGCATCCTGATACGCCGCCGCCACGGTATTGAATTCCGGCGTTCCCTTCTTGTCGGCGTTAGCGACAATCCACGCGGCGTAGTCGTCTGCGAGTGCCATTACTTACCGCCTCGCAGGATGGCTGCGGCTTGGTCGTGGATGTTGCCGTTACCCGCAGGAGCTTGGAACAGCGGATGACTATTGGCGTAGTCCTGCACCACTTGATAGAAGCCGTTATCCAAGTTCCCGTTGTTGTACTGGCGGGCGAGTTGGGCAATCTCCTGATCCCGCTTGGCGAGTTTCTTCATGCCCTCAATCAGCGTCTTATTGCCTTCCGGCGTGGCGGCTAGGCTGGGCGTCATGGACATGAGGAATTCCCGGTCCTTGTCGCTCAACGCACCCGGCATACCAGCACCACCGGAAGGGTTGCGAAGCTGCAATGCGATTTCGTTGGCAAGGGCCATCGCCGCTTGCTTGTTGCCTAGCTTCGGATCGACGTTCAGCCCGACACTTTGGGCGTAGGCGGCAAGGTCAGTCCCGGCCGGCGTCAGCTTCCCGGTAGAAACTCCGTCAAGCAGGCTCGCCATCCGGTCATACTTGGCGATCTTGGCATTTGCATCCATCGCGCCCTTCTGCAAGTCGGCGTAGTTGCTGCCGAAGAACTTGCCTCGCTCGACCTCGGATGCTTTGCCGGCTTCGCCTTGCAGTGGAATTCCAGCCTGCGATTGCGGCTGTTGCGCCCACTGTCCAAGCGTTTGCAGATACTTTGCGCGTTCCTGCGGGTCTTGGATTCCGTTCGCCATCTCTATGGCCTGTTGCGGAGACATGCCGCGAAGATCAAGGCCCGCGCCGTTAGTCGGCGGCATCTGGATATTGGACTGCGGTTTTGCGCCTCCCGCCATCTGCACCGCCTGGGCGCGAGTCACCATCACAGGGCCGTTAGGCGTGTTGATAGTCACCATGTCCATGCCGGCCTTCGCCTGCTCTTGGGCTTGCGTCTGAGCGCCTTGGATGCCTGCGTTAGCTGCGGCATATCCGGGGACCTGCGAGGCGACCCCGTTGTTTAGCGCGATGCCTTCGCCTACCTTCGGCTGGAACCGCTCTTGCCCGGTCGCCAGATCAAGCGCAGTCGTTCCCGGCTGAAGTTCAATGATGCCCTTCTTGCGGCGCTCGGCCACTTCCAACTGACCGAGTAAGCGCGGGTCAAGCCCTTGCGCGGCCCAATCCTTCTGATTGTTCGTTACTTCCAGCGCATTGCCGATCAGTTTGTTTGCTAGATCGGTATTACCCATCAGATAGGCGGCGGTAGCGGCGCGGCGAATCCTCGCCATAGGGTCGAGTACGTTTGGCACGCCGCCTTGTTCTCCGGGCGCTAGAGATGAGCCACCAGAAGGCGATGGAGCGGCAGGAGATGGAGCGGCTGAACCATTAGTAGAAGCCGCAGCCGGAGCGTAGGGAGCAGGCGCATCGCCTCCCGTCATCGTCGGCAACATCCCGGCTAGGACTTGGGCATTCCGCTTCTGTATTTCCCCGCGCTGCTTGGCAATGTCCTTTTCCATATTCGAGGCCGTGTAAGCCTTGAACATATTGGCTAGCCCCTGCGTCCAACTCAGCGGAACCACTCTGCCGCCCGCCATTTGGTTGGTATCAAGTGGCGTCAATGCCTGCTGCCGGAGAAGATCAGCGTACTTTTGCTGGCGCTGGAGTTCTTCCAAATCCCCAGCGGTATCGGGGAAGAGAATCGGGTTTTGGATTGGGTTTTGCGCAGCCATCACAGCCACCACGGCGTACCAGAGGCGCCCGCCACCGTAGCCCCGATGTTGAACAATCCGCCCATCATGTTGTTGTTGCTTGCGACTTGAGTGTTGTAGTTGGACAAGTCGCCCGCGTACTGCGCCTGCGCCGCGCCAAGATAGTTAGGACCGGGGACGGTCTGCTGCTGCGGGACATTCACGAATTGCGGCGTGCTGACTTGGCTACCCGTCCGCAGGGCGTTGATGATGTTCAACGGTCGGTCCTGCGATGTGTATTGCTCTTGGATGCCCTGTTGTCGAGCGGTCAGGCCAGTATTGATCCCCTGCAAAGCCGCTTGCGTGTACTGGTCGTTCTCTTGCTGGCCCTGCTGCTTCTTGGCGTAGTTCCACGCCTCGGAACCCGGCGTAATGCCTTGGTTGGCTAGCTGCTGGTCGAGAGATGCGCGGTTATGCTCGATTGTCGGTTGCAGCCTAGACATGACGGCATCCTGTACCGACTGTCCCTGAATCGGCATGTCGGAAATCTTGGAGTAATCCAGCGCACCGCCGTTTCCAAGCTGCCTTCCGACGTAGTTCAGCCCCGTTTGAGCCGTGTTCAACAGCCCTTTTGATAGATCAGTCTGCCCCTGATAGATGGCCTGCTGATCCGGGGAATAGGTTTGCGTAGCCGTCCAGATATCGTTACCGTGCGGGTCTTGCCCGGTAATCTGGTACTGGAGCCTGCCTTGCGGAGTGATTTGATTGACGCGGTTCGCCGTCGCTGCTGCTCTGGCGGCATCAAGATTTCCTGCTGCTGTAGCAACAGCGGCACCCGTATAGTCTGGTGCCGGGGGGGCTGATGGCTGATCTTTTCCGAAAGCTCCCCCAACATCGCCAATGAAGAACAGGGGAAGCGTTGATATGGAATCAACGTGACTGGTTAGCCATCCGGCTACCATTTGGAACGTGCTTGCTATGTCCATCGGCAATCCTTTCGCAGCATTCCGTATATCAGTTGGGCTGATCCATCGTGCCGGTATCCATCCATCCGGCCTTCAAGCGAAAAACCCAACTTCTCAACGAAACGCCTAGCTTCCAGGTTGCCTTCGGCAATAGGCGCACTTATACGGTTCATCTTACACTGAATAAACGGATAATGGAAGATGGCCCACAAGAACTCTCTTGTTGCCCAGCGCTTCGAGCCGTCCGAAAGAATGTGTGCATTGATGTTTAGATATGCTGGATGGTTGTACACAACTGCGCATCTGATTCCGTTTTCATCTTCCCAAGCAACGCCAGCCCATTGGTTAAGGTCGGCATCGCTTTTCCTTTCCCTCACCCATGCCTCTATCTTTGGTTGGTCTGTGACAATCACAGTACCGCCCCTACTTCCATCGTGATGTCAGTGCTGGCCCATTCGACTTCTAGCCCCATAGATTGCAGGCCGAGGCGGATCGCCGCACAAGTTCCGATACCGTTGATGCCCTGCCAATTCTTGATGATGGACAATCCGCCGCTCCACAAACCCTGATCCCACAGGGAACTATCCCAAGTGCCATACACAGAGGGCGTGAAGTTTGGAAGGCCGGTAATCCCGGTATCGTCAAAATCGACGTTGATACCTGAGACAAAAGCCGGACTGCCGTTAGATTGCAGAATCGGGCGCATCATCGAGAAACGCTTTAGGATTCCTCGATTGCCGAAGTAGTTGAATGCCTGCTTGGCATCGGCAACGATGTTCGTCCCGTTGTCGGAAGTTCCGTTTTGCGCTAGGCCAATAAACCCGTTTCCTCCAAAATACGGGTTGTCTTGGTAAATCTCCCAGCAGTTCGCATGCCATCCGGTAAAGTCACACCACGCCTTGCTAATGGTGTTCATCACATACTGCTCTTGGCTCCCTACGGATATCGGAACGTTGAGCATCAGCATGTTGTCCTTCGGGTAGTACACCGTTTGCCACCCGAAATTGGACCCATAGTTTGAAACCGCCTCGGACATGGCCGCTTGAATCTTGTCGGTCAGGGCAACACGCGGGTTGACTCTGGAAGATTGGAGCGATTCCGAGAGCGGTAACAGCCCGTCTTGGCAGATCAGCAGAATGTCGCCTGCAATCTTTTGCATGCAACGACGCCCCACCGGAGCGCCAAGCAACCACACGCCCTTTAACGCCCAGGTATTCGCGGATGACGGGTCAGTTCCTTGGTAAATGATGACCTCGCCCTTGTTCGTCACAAATACGGCGTAGTCATCTACCCCCTGCCCGGCGTCAATCGTCCATGTCCCCATCGCCATGACGTAGCCGCCCAACTTGGCAACGGAGCGAAGGTCAAACGACGAAGCCGCTCCCGCTATGGCATTGACGCCGAGATACCAGACAACCAAGGTGTCTTTCTGAACGAACCAAACGCGGCTCTTAAACAGGTTGATTCCGATAAGTGTTGAGGTATCTACCCCTGTAATGTCGTGCGTCCCGTCCCCATCCGTCCACCATGCTGAGCCGCTATATCCGCGCAGCTTGTCCGCGCCATTTACGGCAAGCATGAACTGGCCGCCAGAAGTGGCAACGTTGATGTATTGCAGGCGAGAATTCGATAGGCCAGAGACAGCAGCAGCGCCAATCGCTCCCCCGCTCGTTGCGTCGTAAATGTTCCCGTTCGATACGCCGAAGAGTTTGTCCGTGGTCCCGCCGGCATAAGCCATCACAGTCTCCACCTGGCTTGGGTAGCCTGTGGAATATTGCGTATATCCTCCACGGAGAACTACTGCGGACGGCTTCGGGAACCAGTTGGTCAGATAGACGGCATCGTTAGGCGCCATCTCGCTGATGGGATCGCGACGGTTCCAGCCGCCCGTAGGAGCGGGAAGGGAGAATGCCTTGGTACGGGGTCCGGTAAAGCCCATGCTATGCCCCGTAATTCGAGTCTGGAATGTTCTCCCAGCCAATCAGCACGGTGCTTGCACGCGGCGCAAAGGAAAGCGTCTGCGCCCCTGCATCTGCACCCTTGGCGATGTTTAGCTGCTGCTGGAAGTCATGACGAAGGACAGTTGCATCGAATCCCTTAATCTCGAAATACTTCATCTTCAAGCCGAGGACCATCAGCCGATCCGGGAAGATGCAGGTATCGGTATCGACCGTGAATGATGTTTTCACGGCGCCCGCGTTGTCCCGCGCCCACCCGTTGCTTAGATACTCAAATCCGAGAACCTCCCCCGCCGACACCATCGGCCAAATCTGGAAATAGCTTTGGAAGATGCGGTAGCGAATCCGCGGGCCGGTGGCGATGTAGCCGGAAATCAGCCATTCCCATTGCTGGGCAGTCTCCGGGCCAAGCATCTCCCAATGCTTCGACTTGTCCCAATGGGTGCGATCAATCTGCCGGTCGTAGTCGGTCGGCATCGCATACTTCACCTTGGAAACGGTGAAGGTCGTACCCGTTGCCGTGGTTGTCGCTGGCTGGGAGAGCGTTACCGTATTCCCCGATGCTCCGGTAACGTAGGTCGCTTGGTTAATCCCCGTCCCACTGATCTGGCACGTAGAATCGACGCCAGAGATTGAAGAAGCATTGGTGATGCTCGTTGATCCAGCCGTTGTATCCCCGGTGAATGTCGTTCCGGTAACGGTGATGATCTTCTGGCCGACTAGCGCCTGCCATTCGTGCTGCCGTTGCAGCTCGTAGCCCACCGCATTCAACAGGGCCAATTGCTGTACCGTATCGGTCGCGGTATTCCCGGCTACGAAGGTCGGGACTGCTAGGCCCATCTCTCCGGTTGCCTGTTGGATCAGGCCAAGCATTGTCGTCATTTCAATCTCCAGCGCCTCACGGCGTTAGGTGCTGCTCGTTACTTCATGCGGCCTGCGCAACCTTCGGAATAAGCATCGTTACCGTTCCTTGGCTGCCGTATTCAAGTTGCGGCGGTTCTTCTTGATCCAGCGGCCACGGCCATAGAATTTCCTCGATAGACATAGCCTCGCACCGCTGCCAGCCTACGATTTCATCTCCCGGAGAATTCCCGAAGCGAATGTACTTACCCGAGGGCGAAATCATTCGAGGGTCAATCGTGACTTGGTAATACTCCCCCGGTCGCATTCCATCCTGCGAGAAGCCGCCGGGACCAAAGCGAACGATGGCGACAACGCGCTCTTTGACTTCTTGCACACCGAGTTCGTTGATGGTCGCCATTACGCAGCCTCTTGCTGGCGCGGCTTCGGCCCCGGCCTCTTGCGTTCTTCCGGCTGCGCGTTCTGCGCCACGATCAGCGCCCGAAGTTCCGCCATCTCTTCCGCGTGCTTTCGGTCGCGTTCTTCCTGCTCGGCCTTCATCTTGGAAATCTCGGCCGCTTGCTTGGCGGCAATGCTTTCGTCGTTTGCCACCTTGAGGAACAGTTGAGCCCGCTCACGGAAGGTATGCGGCTGCATCCCGCCGATCATGCCGATATTGCCGATCTGCGCGTCAGAGGACGACGCAACCGATTCCACGGTGTAAAACTTCATCGCCTTAAGCTGCTCTACCTGTCCAGGCGTCAGCAGCGGCCACGCCGAAATCGCGGTCCCGTGGATTTGGTCGCTGTTCTTGTTGTTCTGGTAGTACGCCCACTGCTGAGGAAAGCGTTTTTTGTGAGACTCATGCACCGCCGTGTCGATAGTAGTGGTCGAGTCGCCGGGTATGAAAATCTTCACAAAGTCGACGTCATCGAAGATCGGACGGCCTTGTAAATTGGATTGGAATTCGTTTTGCACCGGGCGCGTGTAGAACTGCACCGCAAGGCGGGAATCAGGGTTGTAAGCACCCGTGAATTCCGGGTTGTTCGCATCAGAAGCAAGCAAAGCCATGTTTAATCTCCAAGTGGTTGGATGTAGAACATTGCGGAAGAACCCTCGTCTTTCGACCATGAGACCGAATATCCAAGGGAGGTAAAGAGTTCCAGCCACCATTCATATGTGGCAACGGTAAGGTGCAGGGGTTGTCCGATCAGAGCCCCCATGGAGTCGGGAACCAGGCTGATCTGGAAGAACACGCGCTTTGCGCTGCGCATCATGTTCCGGATGGTCTGGATAACCTCTGCCGGGTGGATATGCTCCATCACATCGCAGCAGTAGCCGTAGTCGAAAGTCCAAGGAATCGGCTTGGTCAGGTCAGCCAGAAGGAACGGAAAGCTATGGGCATCGGTGTCCCGGCTGTTTTCTGTGAAGTCGATAAGAAATGGTTGGCAGTCGGATAACTCGGCAATCGCCAGAGAACCACGTCCTGTGCCACACCCGAAATCTGCAACGATGGAGCCAGATGGAGGATTGGCGATTGATAGAAACGTCGCCGCTGCATTCTCTCCCGGCGATACCTGTCGATATTCCGGGTGTTCCCACATGGCCGAATACTTCTCTTGCTCGGTGGGCTGATTGCGGTACATGGCTTGCAGAAGTCCGTCCCCATGCAGCGTGAGTCTGCATCCCGATACCTTCAACTCATGGGCGCGCGACATGAACGCATCGGCTTGGGCCTTCATCGTGAAGGACGCTACATATTCCTTCCCGTCACATTCCACGATGGTCAGCGGGTCGTCGTCGTTTAGCCCTTGGTGAAATGCATGCCCCATGCCGTCCCGATGGCAGGAGTCCATACCAAATACATGAATGTTCCTGTAGCCCATCGCATAGACGAGCGCCAGAGAGGTACATCCAACCGTGACAGACGATCCGATCAGGCAGTAATCGTCCTCTCGCTTCGGGAATCCATCTTGCTCATCCACCAGCACGTTCCCATGGGTCGCATGCCACAGGATGGCATCGGGCTTTGCATCGAATAGCGACGGATGGACTTGTGACGCGAAAAGGTGATTCTTTGCCGGCCCAATAAGAGAGAAATTATCTTCCCGCGCATCCATGATTACCTGATAATCGGCAATCATCCCCTTTCTGGACAGGAACTCCGCACAGCCGTTCATGGCGAAGACCGTTGCCCCATGCGCTTGCATGTCTCTGGCGTCCTGCCACGTATCCGCCATGGATGGACCGGAAGCGCATATCAGCGCGATTCCATCGTGCGGTTCTTCGCGCTTGACCCACTTGTTGTGTAGTTGAGCATTCGCAAGGACGTTCGCCAGAATCACATCATCCGGCGTATTGCAGGCCACATTCATGTCGACACGAAGCGGCATGGTGGCTTGCGGGTTGCGAAACGTCATTACGGTCATCTATTGCTCCAGCGCCATCACGGCGTTAGGTCAGTTATTACGAGACTGCCCCCTGTTTCCAAGGGGCAGCAGCGATGAACTGCTTAGGACACGCGCCCTTGCATGCAGGGGCGGTCAATCACCAGCGTAACCAACGTCGGCGTGGTTGCCTTGGCAACCGTCAGCGCACCGAGAATTTCCTTTCCGGTGCCAGTCGCAGCCACCTTGCCAGCGGTCAGGATGCCAACCGCAGCATTGGAAGCCAGCGCAAGGCCGGAAGTCTTCAGGGCGCGGGCGTTGCCGCCGATCTGATACCAGCCGTATTGACTGGCGACGTTCGCGGACATCGCAAACGCCACCGGCTGCGGCTTGTTGGTGCCGACCGGGGCCAGCGTGGTGAGGTAGTTCGCTGTGTTATAGACCACGGGCGAACCAACTACCGTAGAGGCGACGCCTTGCAGGTAGATGAACTCGCCTTCGCCGTAGGTCGGATCAACGGCGCGAACCGTCATGCCCAGCGGGTGATTCTGCGTCGTGCTGGTAACGGCAATCGGCTGAACGCCGATAACGGGGGAAGTAACGGTATAGGTCATGTTCTTTCTCCTAGTTCACGCTTTGAGCACGCCTTGGAACTGAGAACCCGAGCAAGTCAGGTTTCCAGCCCAGCCGATGAGTTTCACGATGGCGTCTTGGTTGACCGCTTGGCGCTCACCACCAATCGGGACGAAGTTGCGATCACGATGCGGGCGGAAGAAGATGTAGTCCGTGTTCAGGAACCACATATGATTCGCCGTCGCGTTCGCGCCGATACCGCCGTCCAACACCACATCACAGGACGCGCCACCGCCGAAGAACTTAATGGACATGCCAAGCGCACCAGCAGAGCCAGCGCCATCCGACTGCACGCGCTGAATCGCTTGCAGGCTGTTGACGTAGAACTGATAGTAGTTGTTGTCGGCAACGATCAGGTCGGTCTTGTCACTACCGCGCACCAACTGGATCGCCAGAGCGGTCATGTACTGCTGGATGTTCGCAGCAGACACAGCCGCGCCACCGTTCGTGACGCCCGAATAAGACTTCGGTTGCCAGAACGACCACGTTGCACGGTCGATGCCACCGTAGGTGCCAGTGGTAGGCGTATCGGGAACAGCAGCAGCCAAGCCGGTGATGTTCTTGCCGCCGTTGCCAGTGCCGTCCAGATAGATGTCGGAGGCGATGCGGTTGATAAGACGAGCCTCGGAAACCTGAATGCGACCATCCAGCAGGTCGATGATGGCTTCCTTGCTGGAGTTTTGAAGCATCTCCAGACCCGACATCGTTACCGCAGAGGCGTACTGCGTGATGCTGAACTGCGCCGCGCTGATCGGGGAATCGGGGCTGATGTTGATGGCCTCGTAGCCCGAGTAGCTGTTCGCGTTGTTCGTGCTGGTGTCGTTGTACATGATCTCTTGCAAGATCACGTTACCGCCACCGAAGGGGCGGACGTTGCCCTTTTGGCGCAACTTCTGGAGAAGCGCGTTGTTATTGGTAAGGTTGTCGTCCAGCACGCCTGAACGATTCTGGATCGTCGTGGCAATGATGTCCGTGTAGGTGCTATTGGCAAAAGCCATGATGGATTTCTCCTAGGTCCGGTTCAAACTCTGCCGGTGCCTGCTGCCTCTACGAGTTCAGCAATTTGCGACCGGCGATCCTTGGCCCCGGTAGTCACAGCCCCGGACGGTGTAGCCGTCTTGGGTGAAACTGCTCGGGATCGCGCAGCGGCAGCGGCTTCCTTTAGCTTGGCTTCCTGCGCCTGCTGTTGGCGGGCTTGCTCGGCTTGCCATGCGTCGTCAGATAGACGGACTGCCTTTGCATACGCGGTTTCAAGGTCGGGAGCGATGCCGGACTCAAGTAGTTGAGCCATCACGTCCTTCACTTGCTCGTAATGCGGGTGCGCCTCTTTGTTGGAGGCGAATTGGTTGATATGCGCGAGGATTTCGTTCTGCTCGCGCTGCTGCCATGCCTTCGTCGTGTTTCCGACTTGGGCGCGTAAATCGTTCAATTCCTGCGCCATCTGTGCGATGCGCGGGTCTTGCTGTTGCCCGGTGAACATCCCCAGGTCAATCCCATAGTCCTGCGCCAGCTTGGCGAACATCTGCGCCTTTTGCTGGGGAGAACCCATGGCTAGCGTCTTGTGGGCGTTCCCGAGGTTGCTAATCCACTGAGCCGGGGCGATGTTGTGTTGCTGCAAGTCGGCCATGAACGGCGCCATGGCATCTTGCAAATCCTTCGCCCTCAGTGCTTCATCCCGATAGGTCGAAACCCCCTTGGCGTACTCCGACTCGCGCTGATGGATGTATTCCGCCAGCGACGGGTCCAGCGTTTCCCATTGGGCTTCGTAATCCTTCTTCCAAGAAGAAGGGCGCGGCGGCCTAGCCTTGGCCGGTTCCGCCGCGCTAAGGGGAGGTTCTTCCTGTTTCTTGGCGAATCTGCCCGCTTCGTCGCGGGCGCGTTGCGCTTGGGAGGCGGTTTCGTTTTCGCTTACGGAACCTTGGAGATTCGGACTCTCTTGGGTGGCTTGCGTTACGGCCTGGTTACCCGAATCTCCTTCAAGCGCATCAAACTGCTCGGCAAGCGTATCGCGCAAAGTGGTTTGCGCGTGGGCTGCTTCTGCCATTCTTCTTCTCCTGTCGTTGGGCTTTCGCCCTCAGCGCCTCTCGGCGTTAGATTCGGTTCGATTACGCGCTAACGTTCACGAACCATTGCGTGGTCGACTGCTTCTTGTAGATCGCCGGCTTGTAGGTCAGGTGCGAGAACGCCGCATTAGCCGAACCAAGGCCGGTGCCGGGGACGCAAATCGCCGCTCCGCTCTCGGGATACACCTTCAGCGTGGAAGCCGAGTTATTGAACACCCAAACCTCGTCGCCCACTTCACCGGCCAGAATGACGCCCTTGGTGCCGTCAGCAGCGGTAACGATGCAGATACCAGCGGTCAGCGTGGCCGCATCAGCTTGTGCGCTGCCAGTAGCCGCGATGCTCGCGCCCTGGCCTCCGATTGCCTTCGCCTGCCCCGGAGGGAAAGCGCCCGTCAGTTCTTTTGCAAGTGCCATGTCTTACTCCTAATATTTGAGCCGCTCATAAGCCACCCTGGCGAGCGTTTCCGTCAAGCCGGAGGGCGGCGTTACCGGCTTTGCTTTCAGATATTTCGTTTCGTTTCCAATCTCGATACACCCATGCTGTTTCAAGTGCGAACGGTGCTGAGATCGGCTGGTAATCATCGAGCCGTCAATCATGGATTGGTAAGGCTGAATGTCGGGCATGACCATCGGGGCGTTGTGATCAACCGGGGCAACGTACTCATCGAACGGGACAAACTCACGCTTTTCCTTGTCCCAGATGAACCGCCCGCGCTGCACCTTCTTTTCACCGAAGATGGCGTCATAGTTCGCACCGAATGCAACTTCATCGGTCGGGCGACGATTGGAGCCCTTGCCGCCGTCGCTCATTCCTGCGCTCCCTGTTGTGCCGCGCTCATCTGTTGAGCGGATAGCGTCGTCTGCGCGGAAATCTCGGCCACTTCCAGCTTTGTAATGCGGTCAATGTGGGCCAGCAGAATCTTTGTCTGCGCCTCTGCATGGGCCTGCAACTCAACCATACGGGCGTCGTTCGCCATGCGCTGCTGCTCTAGTGCCATCTCCATCTGCTGTTGCTGCTGCATGCGCTGCGCTTCCATGGCGTTGCGCTGTCGCTCCAACATGGCCTCCATCTGCAATTCCTGCTGGCGCTGCTGCATCTCGCGCTGATGGGCTGCGTCTTCCTGCTGCGCCTTAATCTGCTCTGGCGACGGCTGTTGCGGCTGAGGCTGCATGGCCTGCTGCTTGATCTTGTCGGCGGTCTCGTCAAGCACGCCTTCCAGCGTCTTTCCGGCCTTGAATGCGGTTATGCCGAACTTGAGCATTTCCATGACCAGCGGGGCGAGTTGAGGAGCTTGTTGAACAACCGGCTCCGCTTGCTTGAGGAATCCGCCCACAGCCGTCAGCATCTCGATCCGCGATTGCTTCTCCGCGTCCTCGTCCATCTGCACCATGGAATCGGCTTGGATGTCGATGCGGAAATCACGGATGGGGCCGTTGCGTAGGAGTTCGATAGCCTGCTGGACGGCTTGCTGATCTACCGGCTGCAACTGCATCGCTCCACCAGCCTGCAAGAGCGTCTGCGGGTCGAACAGGCGGCACATCATCTGCGCTTTGATGCGGATTAGATCGCCAGCGAACCGGGCAACGTCCTCTTGCATGGCCTTCAGGCGCAGAGAGGCATATTGGCCCTTCAACTGCTGGGCGGTTGCAGTCTCAGAGGCCACCGACTGACCACGGATGATGTCGGACAGCCCGGTAATCTCATGGACTTGCGCTTTGACCTGCTCCATCGCCTGATAGGCCGCTTGCAACGCTTGGAAGATGGGAACTAGGTCAACTAGGTCAATAGCGCCCTTAAGGCCGTTCTTCTCGGCAAACGCCGTCCAATCCTTGACCGGGATAAGCGTGTTGTTCTCGCCCTCAGTAAAGAGGCGAGACAGTTCGCCAATCGCGGAGTTATAGACGCCCTTGACTTGCAGCGCCTTAATAAGACCGTCGATACGGTCAGACAGCAGATCAAGCTCCGTCGCCTGATCCTGATACAGCTTGAAGTCGGGGACCGGCTCAAGCGATTCGTTCGTGATCGTGGCGTACAGGGGCTTCGGGCAAGGGAAGAACTCTTCCAAGTGGTAAGGATCGTCCTTCTCATCCACGAATTGTCCCAGCGACTTGGACAGCCAATAGGCTTTCCCGCTGGTCTTGCACCAGATTTCGTAAATCAGCGCCTCGGAATTGTTCTCGCCTAGCGGCAAGTCCTTTTTCTTCAAGTCGTCCGGGGCAGTATCTAGCGGAATCTTGCCGCCAATCTCTTCCCCGAAGCGCTCGACCAAGGCTTCCCGGCGCATATACACCTTGCGCCATACGGTTGTCACTTCTTCCCAGGTGCGGGCGACGTTATGGCCGAAGTCACGCCAATGGACGTAATCAACCGGGCATTTCTCGAATACGAGTTCTTCGTGCAGCGTTTCGGAATCGTCGGTATCTTCGGTAACGCTCAGACCGTCATCCGTCGAAGCGCCGGGGATGGTTTGGATTTCCGGCTCATAGCGGACCCATGCCGTACCACGCCCACCTAAGAAGCGATCCAACACCACCGATTTCATGGCGCTGGCGTAGTCGCCGTAATGCTCTACCTCGAATTCCAATGCGCGTTCAAGGATCAGCGCAGCCACTCGGCCAACCGGGTCCGTGTCTCGATAGCGCCGGCTTACGTCAGGCTTGGGAAGGCGCGAGAACACAGCCGGCATCGCCGTCTGCACGTTTGACCACAGGATGTTGAAGCGCGACTCCCCGATATTGCGAGAGCCTTGCCGGGATTCGTCCCGATACTTCTTGATGACCTTCTCTGCGGTGCCTTCCCACTTCTTGAACTGCCGCTCATAGGCGGCAATCATGTTCAAGTAGTGCTGCACCCCCGTCTTGTCGATCAACTCGGCCATTACACGCCGGCAGCGGGAGCGTAGAAGAACGTAACGTCAATCGTGTTCGCCAGAGTCGCGTAACACGAAGTACCGAACGAGGCCGGGTAACGGTGGAATCCTACAGCCGGCGTAATCGTCCCGCTGATCGCCGTACCGCTTGAACCGCCATCCTTGAGAACGATGGTCCCGCTAGAAGTGGAATGAACGTAGAAGCCCAGCAAAGTGCCAGGGTACGCAGAAACCGCCCCGGAGGCGGTCAGATTCTTGGGGCTTCCGCCCTCGATATTGATGCCCATGTGCTACCTCCCAACGCCATCCCGGCATGTAAGGTTAGAACTCTCAGTGATTATCGCTATCGCATTTGCTACTGTCAATAGCTAAATTCTATTGCTCTCCGGTCGAACCTCTTTCCACATCTCATCAAGCGAAACCGTATTCGATCCGACCATCAGGCCGCGTATTGGCTTGTCCTCTTTGACCTCCACCGTGACATCCCGCATAACCTGGCAACCATAGGCAAAGGCGTCGGATGGGTGCGACGCCCAATCGTGCTTGGGCTCTCGGCTGAATACAGCAAGATCGTCGTTATATTCGTACTCCCAAGCCATCAACCCATCTAAACCGGCCTCGCATTCCTTGCGGTTGAATTGGCAACGGTCTATCACTTCCCGCGCCGCGTTGATCTGGTCGGACTTCTTGGATTGCGGGACGATGGAAACCTTATCCGCCCCAAAAGCCTCAACAAACTGCTCAATCGTGCTATGCCGGCTTTGGAATGTCTTGGCCCTAGCGTCGTGGGGTAGCCATATCTTGTCCAACTTCCATCCGCCTAGCGCGGCCTGTATGCGCTCGATCCACTCTGGGGCGTCTAGACCACTATCCCCGTCATACTTCAGTAGTCGATAGCCGCCCAGGCATCGCTGCCAGTACCACCATGAGGCGGTATCCCTAAATCCCAAGTCGCTCGATATCTCGATAGATGCGCCGTCTGGGTCGTACTCCACCTCTCCGATACGCCCATCACGCTCTGCTTTATTGACCCAGCGGGCCAGAATTGCCCCTTGCCCAGCCCCGTATGCCCCATTCCAGATATGTTCTGCCTTGTCGGGGTCTATGGCGAAGTCAAACTCCATTTCCCGCCTCAACACCTCTGGAAACCATGGATTGTCCGACCAATTCACCATCACGCAGATTGAATCAGGCGGAGGGTCTTTTCGGAGGAACTTATCTACCGCGTCAGTCTTGTACCTCGGATTCCAGCTAAACCAAATCTCCGACCCTGGCTTACGGATCGTCGGGCGCAATAGGTCTAACGAGTGCTGGCTTAAGGTCTGGGCTTCCTCCACCCACGCAATATCGTATGCCTCCAAGGATTTGATGTTGTCCGCGTTGTAGGACTGCATGCCCTTAAATATGATGATTGACCCATCCGGGCCGCGTATCTCGCTATCCAGTACCTCAAAGAATGGCTCTAGTCCACATTTGCTAATCTTGTCGATCAGCAATTGCCTAACCGAGTCCTTGATAGAGTTTTGTACTTCCCGGATGCAAACCGCTCGGGTCTGCCTCTGGTAGCAGCGGATGATTAGCTGCTCTGCGAAGAAGTGAGACTTTGCCCCGCCGCGCCCACCATATGCGCCCTTGTACCGCGCCGGGTAGAGCAGCGGCTTCAGCTTGCGAGGGACGCTAACTTGCAGGGTCAATGATGCGGACCTCTATGGATTGGCGGATGGGGTTGCCTTTGTCGCCGCCCAACTGAACCGCGCTAAGGTCTGGAACGCTCTTGCGGAGAAGGATTTCGATTGCCTTCATACGGCTATACGAAATTTCCTTATCGTCTTTCGCAAGTGCATGATTTTGTAGGACGTTGATAAGCTGACTGGCTTGTATCTTCGTCCTTACTTCATCTTGGTGGGTTTTTCGTAGCCTAGCCGCCATGATTCGCACGAAGTCTAGCCAGTAGGGCGTTATTCGCTTCGATGTTCTCGGCCATTAATTGGCGATAAGTAACCGGCTGCGTTTTGTCTTTGACGGCGTAGTGGTACGCCTTCCTGTTCTTCCCGTTGAACTGGCCGAGTTCGTTGCGGCCTCGCTTCAACGGGACATAGACGTGGCGCTTTACGCGGAACGTGCTTCCGTTGAGCGTGTTTTCAATAAGGGATGCAGCCGACTTCCTTACTTTTGGATTGTCGGCTTCTTTCTCTAGGCGCTCGAATGTCTCACGAGTCCACATGACTATCACTTATACGCTTGTCGATAGTTTTTGTCAATCACAGCTCTCTATCCATTCGATGGCCTCCCTGAGCGCACGAATAGCCTCCTCTTTGCTCATATCTACCGAATAAAAGCCATCGCATTGCTCTTGGATTCTTATTCCACCGTGAGAAAGAAGCCCCCTGTCGTCCATATCCGGTACGTTGATGCCACGTCGTTTTAACACGCGCTCCTCTGTTTTTGAGATTCTTAGCGCAGCATTCAATTCCTCGGCATAGGCTATTGCTGATTCTCGGTTTCTTCCTAAACCTTGCCATTTGTCATTATGAGGATTTCTCCACCTGAAATACCCATTTGCAACATAGGTATTAACTGGTATCGAATCATCTTTTCTTTTACGCCCCATTTGATACTCCCACCGTCTGCCATTCTTTACCCCGTCTATCACGGTATAGAGCAGACATTTTTTCAGTCTTATGCCCGCACATCAGCATGGTGTTATAGCCGTGATGCTCCCATAGGCTCTTAGCGAGGGATTTAATCTCATGGAAGGTCTGCGGGGTCTTCCCTGCCTGCTGGGTGATGCCCGCTTTTTCTCTTGCGTTACGGAACATCTGTTCTATCGACTTGTCCCGCCAGTGGGATCCAGCTTTTGCCATTCCCGCGGTTGTGGAGTGATGGATTAGGAACTTGCTGACTACATTATCCCTACACCTTCCGATTACGTCTCCAAGCGTCCATCCTAGTTCAGGAAGGCACATGGAGAGCGGATAGCGAGCCTTTACCGGGTCTTCGCCGGGTTTCGCCTTGATGTGGATGATGTGCAAGTGTCCGGCTTCTATATCCGAGAATTTGGCCATTAGAATGTTCTCTCGTCTTGCGCAAGTCATTATTGCTAACTCCATTGCGCGTTGTAATGGCCTATCTGCGGCGGCGTAGATGGCTTTGAATTCGTCTAGGGTAAGCCGATCCCGTCGCGTCTTTGGTTGCTCTGTAGTTAGGAATTCTGCGGGGCTGCTCTTGATCCATCCCGCTCCTATTGCTTCGGAAAATACGGTTTTGGCAATGCCTAGCATCGCTTGCCGCATACGCAACTTGTTATCCCATGTTTTGAGCCAATCCCCAACCTGTAGCGGTTCCAGCTTCTCTAAGATGTACTCCCCAAGTCCTTTGCGAAGATACTTAATCCTCGCGTTTTCCCCTTTCTTCCGTTCGTACTCGTCGCACCAATCATTAACGGTTCTTTGGTGCTTACCTGTAATCCTGTCCAGTAGCGTTACCGCTTCCCCCTGGATATGCAGGTTAGCCTGTATCGCTTGTGTGACTGCAATCGCCTTGTTCCTGCCAAGCCCAAACCATTGCCCGGTGGATGGGTTACGATAGCGGAAATACCCATCTTCGTTCTGGTATAGATTGGGCGGGAGTCCCTTGTTACGGGGTAAGCGTGAGCGGGGGGCCATTCAGCAACTCGTCTATGTGGCGTGCCTTTTCCTGAGCATAGTACGCCCGCCCGATCTTCACCGGGGGGGGGATGATCTTACCGTCACGCGTCCAGTTTCGGAGGGTGTTGGGATGGGGCTTCGGGTCGAACCGTTCCGCCCACTTTTTCAGGCTAATCACGCCTGCTGCTCTCCATTAACCGCATCCTCCAGCCGCTTGTATGCGACCTCGGAATGGTGTCGCCCCTTGACGTTGACGAGGTTGTCGGCGGCTTCGCAGATGCGGATGGCCCAGTCGATCAACTCGCCGACCTCGGCCGGCGCCGGCTGCAATCCGCCTACCCCACGGCGCCAGCGCTGGTACTCGCGCAGCTTCTTGACGTTCGGGTGCTGCTTGCTCATGCGAATAGGTCCATGGTCAGCGTATCTACCTCTGGCGCAACTCCATCAGTCGTAATCGTGTAGAACTTCGACGGGAAGCCACACACAGCGCAGTTGCAGAACGGCCACGCATTAGCGGCCATCTTGAAAGCCCCATCGGGAGCATGCTTCTCGCAATAGGTTGTTCTCTCCGTCACGGCTGCGCTCCCTTCTCGATCTCGTCGGCAGTGGTGTGGGTGGCTTCCAGCAGCACGGCTAGTTCCTGCTCTATGTCGAACGGAAGAACTCCGTCGTTCAATTGACTCTTGACGACGACCTTTGACAGCTTCTCCCGCATCGCCCCTATCGTCGCCTCGGCGGCGGCGAGTTGTTCCTGTAGGCTGGCGATCATGCGTTCGTAGTGCGCTACTTCATCAAGGTGCTTTTGCCAGTCCATTTACTCCCCCTCCTTCTTCACCGCCCCGCGTGCCGCGATTGATGCGCGTTGTTTCGTTGGCGTTCCGTGCTTGATGCAGTAATCAACCGCCTCGTCGTAGCCCTTATTCCAGCGGTCCTCATGCTCCGCGCCCTTAGCCTCCATGTCGATACGGCGCTTCATGCGATACCGCTCCCCATCCACCTTGAACTCGCGCAGGGCGGCACATTCGGCTTCGAGCGCGGCGATGCGTTCCTTGTTTGCGTCCGGCGTGTCCTCCTTGAAGAAGTACTCGTCCAGATTGATTGCTCGAAGAACGTCGTCAGTGGGCAGCGTGTTAGGTAGGTCCGTGCTGCCGCCGTGCCCGCAATTGTTCCTCTTACAGGTCATGCAGATGCCCGCCGACTTGTGCAAGCGATTGATGATTTCCTCTTTGGTTGCGTTGTCCATCATGTCGCCTCCTTCTTCGTCAGCACGGCGTCGATGCGGAACATGCCTTTGAGGACTATCTCTTGAGCGGCGATGTTGCCGTTATGGAAAAGCGCAGAAGCGGCGTACTCAAGTCCTTCACGCGCCTCCTGCAAAGCGGTCGTGAGGGTGGAGACTTGTCCCAACGCTTCCGCCTTGTCGCAGCAGACGTTGGCATAGGCACTCCCCCATTCAGACGCCCGCTTCTCCCACTCCGCACGCATGGCGTTGAGGGCTGAGAGGTCGGACGGGAGGGCGAGGGATTCGACGGCCCACCGATACACTTCATCCGGCCCGCTGTTCAGCGTGGCGACTTCGATCAGGGAGAACTTCTGCCGCATCTTCTCGTTCTGCAACTGCGAGGCGGCTAGGCGGTCGGTGAGGTCTTTGACCTTCTTCTGCTCCGCAGCAATGCACTCGACGTATTGAGGCTGAATGACGTGGACGGAATTCATCCACCTATCATTAGCCTCATCCCTCTCCCGCTCCGCCTTCTCGCGCCGTTCGGTGAGTGCGGCTACCGTGTCGGCTGAGTAGAGTGGATCGCCGTTGCTGCATTCGGTTTCATACCAGCCACGGTCGCCTTCAATGAAAAGTCCAACAGGGCTAATTGCCATGAGTTCAGAGAAGTCCGGCTTCCCTACGCAGGTGTGATGCGGCATAAGGAATGCTCCTGTTTGAAATCCGCATTTCGGACACTTTCCCGGCTCGTTCTCGATTTCCTTGCGGGTGCTGTCGGTCATTTCGTAACCCACCAGATCAAGATGCCAAGCGGAAGTCAGCACAAAAAGACGAACGCTACCGACAAGGCATCAATTAGGATTTCAGTAATTTGTTCGGTCATTTCCCTATTCCTCCATGTTCCTGATCGCAGCGGCGCAGTCGCCAGGAGTTCCTGATGAGTTCATGCAAATCTTCGCCGCCTTCTCCTTCATCTCGGCCTTGGCTTGGCGGAGTTGGGCAGAGGTGTCGATCAGCGACAGGTCGATATGCCCAACAGAGAGCATCCCCTTGAACTGCTCGGAATGGTCCGTCCAGCAGATGCAAAGCGACGTAGCGATGCGCCCATTGGGCTTCTTTTCCCAAGTGACACCGCTCGCGTGAATACCGCAGGCCGCGTGCTGGATAGCTTTGGCTAGCGTGTCAGGATCGGAGCAGTCATCGCGCCATTGCATCGCCATCAGGTCGAAGTCACGGCGGCAGGAGCCGTGCAGGCCAATGGCGTATCCGTGTTCCTTCGCTGCCTCGCGGATAGCGCCAAGGCGGTGCATGTAGAACTCCTGCATCTCATCGATGCTGTACGCCTTGTACCAACTTCCCGGCGTGTAGGCGATTCCCACCGGCTGCTTGATACGTTCGACTTCGGCCTGCAACTGCTCAAGGGCGCGGGCGGCTTGTCCGAACAGCGATGCGCTACGGTTAGCGTCGTCCGTCCATTTTCGCTCGGCACGTTCGCGCAGCCGCTCCACCAGCGCGGAGATTTGCTCGGGGGTCAGGGTCATTTCGTGGCCTCCGCTTCAATCTTCTTGTCGATTGCGTCGCGCAGCCAGTCAACGCTTGACGAGTGGATGTAGTCAGACTGGATGTTCAAGCCCTTGCCGCGAATGCGATGGAGTTGGGCAATCAGCCTCTCCGTTTCAGCTTTGATACATATGCCGTCTAGCATCGGGCGGATTTCCTTGTACTCCACCTCTCGCGTCTTCTTGGTCTTGAGGTAGTCGAAAAGGTGGTCAGCAACGAATCGGATTACGCCGTAGATGCTTCCGACTACAGCCAACTTGTACGCAAGGAAGCCAACCAGAACCCAGATCATCAGCGACGGCAATCCCGCGATGGCTTCTATCAGTAGTTTCAGTTCGTCAAGCATATTCACTTCCTCCCATCCAGTTTCCACACCAGCCATACAGCACCAGCGTATAGCGCTAGGACTATCAGGATGATGAGGGTTAGCTTTAGTAGTTCCATCGGGTCTAGAACGGAATATCGTCGTCGAAGTCGTTAAAGTTTCCCGCGCTGGACGGCGGCGCCTGCTTGCTGCTATCTGCGGGCTTGTCTCGCTCTTGCCGCGAACCGTCGCTCTTGCCAAGAAGGGTGAGGTCATTAACGCGGACTTCTATGCTGGTGCGCGGCTGGCCGTCCTTCTGGTATTCGCGGGAAGAAAGTTCTCCGCAGACTCCGACCAGTTGGCCTTTGTTCAAGTACTGGAGGACAGAATCTCCGCGCTTTCCAAACATCGAGCAACGCGCCCATGTGGTGGTGGCTTTGTCGCCATATCCGGCCTTGACGGCGACGGAGAACGAGACAATGCTGTCTCCTCCAGGAGTAAATCGTTGCTCGGCATCCTTGCCTAGGTTTCCGGTAAAGCTCCAGTTGTTCATCAGGCGGTTTCCTTATTCTCTTGGTTGTCAATATTCCGAGGTATGCCAGCATCAACGTCTGCGGCGATCTTCTTGTATTCCTCCGGGCAGGTTCCGGCGTCGAACATCAGGCGCTCGAATTCGTTGAGTTTCTGCCACATCCCTCGCAGATCCTTGGTCCCCCCATCTGCCGCAGCGGATAGCACTCTGCGCAACTCAGCCAAGGGACGAATGACGGGAAGCTTCTTGATGATGAATTCGCCCTTTTTCCCCTTCGTCGTGTTGAGCGACAGCCCCAAATCACGCTCAATGTCGGACAGATGGCTGATGCGAATTCCGCCAACCTTGACACCGCCGAACTTAACGTCAGGGTCGCAAAAGAGAACCATGCTCCGGCCTACCCACTTCCGGCCATCGTCTCCCCATGCGAAGATCAGAACCTTTCTCATGGTCTTGCAGGGCTTGAACGGGCGTCCGCCGTCATTTTCGTAATGCACGATGACTGGCTGATCTTGCCCGCTACCGCGACGAACTTCGGTGACTGTGATAGCCATCGGAGCGGATAGAAGCTGATCCGCGTTGAGTTGGTCAGACTTCGGGATAATCGTATCTTTCAGGCTCGTAACGTCAGACATAGCCAATCTCCAATTCTTCGTCATTGTCGAAAGCCCAACCAGGAAGGCGGGCAAGCTGTACGGTGCCGTCATATCCGGGCCATGTTCCGGAAGAAACGCACTTAGAATACAAGTCAAGGTTTCTCCGGTAGTCGCGCCGTCCCTGCTCGACGCTGTCCTCATCGAGCATGATTGCGCTAGCCGCGTATGGGTATTCCATCTCGACGGCGGCGAAAATAAATGCGAGGACATTTCTCCCGCTGGCAATCGAATATCCGTCTCGGTAGAAGGCGTCCTGAACGTGGTATCTATGCTTTGCGAGCATTATCGAGAACTCGCGGAGGCTAGCGTTTCCACAGGTCTTAACGTCGATCAGGATCACGCCAGAATCGCCGCAGTCATGCGCGAAGTCGGGGCGGCACTTACATAGCATCCCGGTTTCTTCATCAATCCAGAACGCCGAAGACTCCGCATTTCCGACAGCAAGAGCGCTAGCAATGTCGGGCAATCTCCGCACGCTGTTAGCCTGAGCCCATGCCGTTTCGTACTGTTCCTGCTTAATTGCTGACTTACCATTCGATGCGGCGTCCTCTGCAAACTCCTTCCATGCTTTTGTGTTTCTGGAAACAGAAGGACCGACAATGAATCTTTTATCAAAGTCGTCCGGTTCAAGAATCGCGCAGTGGGCAAGTTCTCCGTTCTGCTGATCTATGGTTTGCTTGTCGTCATCAGCCGGGAAATTAGGATCGAGATAGCGTCCAAAGTAATGAGCCGGAGACTTGTTCAGGCAGTCGAGTCCGCTCTTGCTGATTCCCGCTGATGCGTGGTAGTCCGCATTCGATACGCCAAAATGAATTCCTGGTGCAAATCGATTGGTCATCAGTCGTTCCTTTCCTTGCGCGGCATCGGCAGAGGATCGCCAGTCCTGCGGCACGCGAAGCACTTGACCGGGCCGTGTCCGTTGGATCGCAGCGGAATGCCCCATTCCTCGCAGTAGCGTCCCATCTCGATACGGATGGATGGGCAGTCACCGCAATTCACATCGGCCATGCCTTCGGCGTGCCCAAGGTGTTCTAGGACTGAGCGGGCGTACAGGGCCATTACGTCGCCTTCCTCGTCCGCTTTGCCTTGCCGTAGGCGTTCATGGTGTATGTGCAGAACAACTCGCCGGCCTCGTTGCGCGTGGTCGAAATCAGTTCCTTCTCGTCTTGAAGCGCTACGCATGTCTCGATGAAGTTGGCGGTGGCGTTCTTCTCTCCTATCTCGATACCAGTAGCGAGTATGGATAGGCCAGCAGCAGCGCTAATGGTGACGATTAGGACGGCGCGATCTGCTTTCACTTGACCGGCTCCCCATCCTCGAAGCACCGCGCCTGAAAGTTCGCGTCCTGCTCCGCACGGTGCAGCGAGTAAAGAGCGGAGTTGATCCAGTCACGAAGGTTGGTTAGCGCGGTGATGATGTGGCGCAGGAAGAAGGCGCGGATGTGCGGGATCATCGCTGATACCTCACGTTCCAGTCATGCTCTGCCTTCTGCTTCGCCGCCTCGCGCATCACCGCTTCCAGCATCCCGCCAGCAGCAAGACATGCGCGGAGGACTTCGGTGGCGGGCTTCTCGATCAGTTCATCCATGAACCAGTCCAGAAGGAAGCGGGCGGATTGCTCATCGTCAGACTCAAGGAACGAGTCAGACAGGTCGGAAATCTCGACTTCCTTCGCTGCCTCCATCATTTCGTGGCGTCGCTCGGAATCGCGTTCCGCAAAGTATCCGGGGCATAGCGGATGGTCAGGAATGAGCCGCTGCGCTTCTGCGCGGGCTAGATTCGCTGCTAGGTCGAAGTGGCTCATGTTTATTCCTTGACGGTGAGCGTCGAGTTGTCGTAGCCCCTGCAGTCGCCGCCCTGTTGGCCGGAGACGGTGAGCGTCGAGTTGCCGAGGCCCCAGCAGTAGCCGCCCTGTTGGCCGGAGACGGTGAGCG